GACTATGGCTTAGAGCGTATGAGTCGAGATGACTATTTGACCATACCCACAAAAACAACATCCGGCAGACCCAACCAGTTTTTTCTTGATCGTCAAATTACCCCTGAATTAAAAGTGTGGCCTGTACCAGACAATAGCACCGATTTAATTATATTTGACGCCTTAACCCGCATGGATGACGCAGACGAATACAACAACACTATGGAAGTACCGTTTCGTTTATACCCGTGTCTTGCCGCGGGGCTGGCTTATTACATTTCTATCAAGAGAGCGCCGAATAGAGCTCAATTGTTAAAAGCAATGTATGAGGAGGAGTTTGAGCGAGCAATGGCAGAAGATAGAGATCGTGCTTCATTTAATGTGGTTCCTCAGTATCAGTATTTTAGGACAAGCTAATGTCTAGGTTTGCGTCTGGAAAAGACTCCTACGCTATATCTGACCGGTCTGGTTTTCGTTACCGGTATAAGGACATGCGCCGAGAATGGAACGGGCTTCTTGTTGGTAAAGATGAGTGGGAGCCAAAACATCCGCAGTTAGAGCCTTTTCGCAAAGTTTTTGATGCGGAAGCGTTAAAAGACGCCAGACCAGACAGGGACGAAAACAAAAACGCTACGATAACATTCCCTATTTTTAGCTTGATAAACGTAACCTTCCTAAAAAGTCCGCTTAATGTAGGAGCTTTAGGTCAAGTTACAATTCAGACAAGTCAGAATTTATCTTTGAGTGTAACCGGAAACTCTGTTACATCTAATCTAGGTTCTGTAACGGTGGTAGTATAATGTCGTACACACAAACTACATTAAAACAAGCTATCCAAGATTACGCGGAAAACGACGAAACCACGTTTGTAAACAATCTTGATAACTTTATCCGTAATGCGGAAGAGAAGATACTGAAGCTTGTAGATCTTGATGTGTTCCGCAGGAATGTGGCCGCGGTAATGACTACAGGTAACCGGTTTTTAAGTCAGCCCACAGATTATTTAGCGACCTTCTCTTTGTCTTATAATAACGGCTCCGGCACTGATCACGTTTTTTTAGAGCAAAAAGACGTAAATTTTTTACAAACTTATTGGCCCACGTCATCCACTACCGGGGCACCTAGATACTACGGTATTTTTGATGTTGATAATTTTCTTATAGCCCCTACTCCGGATCAGGACTACACAGTCGAACTACATTATTACTACAGACCTGCTTCTATTACGGGGGCAGCAGGTACGTCGTGGCTTGGGGAAAACGCACCAGATGCGCTTTTATATGGCTCTTTGGTCGAGGCTTATATCTTTATGAAAGGGGACCCTAACCTTTTACAGATGTATAAGCAGCAGTTTGAAGAAGCCGCTCTTCGCTTAAAGAATTATGGTGAAGGCGTAGAAAATACCGAAGCTTACCGCGACGGGTTAGTGAGGATTCAAAAAACATGAACGTAGCAATAGTGGCGCTTGGCGGCTCGTTTTCTGAGTACGTCTTATCGCGCATAAACTCGCAGAAATTTGATGAAGTGTGGGGAATAAATAGCATAGGCGCTATCTTTCACGTGGACAAAACTTTTATGATGGATCCGGCTAGCCGGTTCTTAGACGACATAAAAGCCGGGAAGCAGACAGGAATAGCTCAAGAGTTTCTATTAAAGACTCCAAACAAAGGTCCTATATATTCTTGTTGCACGGATGAAAGAGTTCCAGAAATAGAGCCCTACCCCCTAAAAGAGGTGGTTTCCGATCTTGGTTATGCCTATTTTAACAATACCGTAGCTTATGCGATAGCTTATGCTATCTACAATAAAAAGGTATCTAAGCTTCATTTGTATGGGGTTGATTTTAGCTACAAGCAGAACATAAATTTTGCCGAAGCGGGTCGAGCCTGTTGTGAGTTTTGGTGTGCTATAGCTTTATCAAAAGGTATGCAGATAGAAATAGCTCAAACCTCGGGTTTCATGGACACAAACGTCCCCGAAAACGAAAAGCTTTATGGCTACCACCGATTGCCAGACCCCCTTGTTCAGACCATAAAAGAGGGCAACCTTCTAATCATGCCACAATCTGAATACGTATCTGAAAACAAAGAAGTTTTACGGCCGCCGGAGCCTTTAGATGATCCGGTTCTTATTGGAAGACATGATGTTCCGGGGGTGACTTATAATGATTAGTGTTGGCACAGGTATAGACGTAGGAAGCATTGGTGTAACAACGTCCGATAATGGTGGGTTATCTTCTGATCAAATAGCTGAAATGGCGCGTAAAAAGATTGTGTATGTATCTGACGAAGCACCACCAGCTATCAAAGAGCAGGCACAGGTCTTTGCCGATAGAGTAGAAGACGTTGTGCGCTTTTACATAGACTTGGCTAAACGCGAGGAGCGTGGTAGTATATGCCAGACTTTGCGTAAAGCTGGTCACAACGACATTGCTGATTTTATTAGGAGACTATAATGGCAATCACCCAAGCAATGTGTACCTCATTTAAGTCACAACTCCTAACGGGTACACATAATTTTACGAATGCAACCGGCAACACTTTTAAGCTTGCTTTGTATGCAATTGGTGGCGGCGGTAAGTCCGGCACAACCGCAACACTGGGGGCTACAACTACTGCGTTCACCACAACTGGTGAAGTGGCGGACAGTGGATCTTATAGCTCTGGTGGCGGTACGTTGACAAACGTGACACCAAGCACAAGTGGCACAACAGCTATTACAGACTTTGCTGATTTGAGCTTCACCACAGCTACAATTACCGCTCGTGGCGCTCTGATCTACAATAGCTCTGCTACTAACGCGGCTGTAGCTGTTTTGGATTTTGGTTCAGATAAAACATCGACATCTGGCACATTTACCATTCAGTTCCCAACAGCGGACGCTTCAAACGCCATTATCCGCATAGCCTAACGGAGTAAGCCGTGGCTAACATTACGGGATGGGGCAGAGGCACTTGGGGCGAAGGTGCTTGGAATGAAGCCATTCCCGTTACTGTTACGGGGGTTGAAGCCACTGGTGGTGTGGGCAGTCCGCTTGCCGCAGGTGGGGCTCTAGTTACAGAGACCGGCCTTACCGGCACCGTTGGTTTTGGGGATGAACAGGTAGAAGGCACCGCAAATGTCTTCCCGACTGGTGTTTCCGCTACCGCCTCCACCACTACTCCAGAAGCCCCCGCCGCGGCTATACTTACAGGTCAAGCCGCTACAGGTGTAGTTGGCGATGCGTCTATTGAGGCTAACGTCGTTGTTTCGCTTACAAGCCCGGCGCTTGCTATTAGTTCTGGCAATGTTGTTCTGGAGTCCGCATATGGCGTTACAGGATTGTCAGCAAGCGGAAATATTGGTATTGTCTTTATCTGGGGTCAAATAACCATACGGCCTGACCAACAGGCTAATTGGTCTGATATTACCCCTTCTGGTGCAGGGCCGTGGTCTACCGTAGTCCCGGATCAGTCTGCTGATTGGAAAGAGGTCGCATAAATGGCTAGTTCATATACTACTAGAACAGGGATTGAAAAGCCAAATACTGGCGAACAGTCAGGAACGTGGGGCGATACCACCAACCTAAACTTTGATATTATTGACACCGCACTAAATGGTGTCGTGACGCTTAGTCTTAGCGGCACAAGCTCAAACCTGACTACAACAGATGGCACCATTTCTGACGGCATGAACAAGATGATTGTTTGTGCGGGCTCTCCCTCCGGTGCTCATACTATTACTGTAGCACCAAACACCGCAGAAAAAGTTTACTTTGTTACTAATAGTTCTGGTGAGTCCGTTATATTCTCTCAGGGTTCTGGAGCCAATGTAACTGTTGCCAACGGCGAAAGCCGTATTATTCATTGTGATGGTGCGGGGTCTGGCGCAGCGGTGACAGATTTTACTTCAACCATGGTAGCAAGCACGACTTTCATCAACACTGTTGCGTCAGGTGACGCCACCGCTTTGGCAATCGCGTTAGGATAAGAATATGGCAAATACATTTAAAGTTATAACAAAAGCTGGTGTCACCACACTTGATGACATCTACACGGTGGCGGCTTCGACAACCACCGTTATTCTGGGTGTTGTCCTTGGCAACACAACTACGAGTCAGACCACCGCAACGGTTACACTGTCGTCTAATACAGCAAACCGTGCGGGCAACAATGACGAAGCCAACCAAGATGTCGAGCTTAT